ACATCTTCATTCGTGACGTTTTCGTTTCCTAACCGCGCCGCGCCTGGTTTTGATCTTAGGTACTCGGGCACTTCCTGAATTGCCATGCTTTCCTTTTTTTGTATTGCTTTCATGTTTTCCTCGTTTCGTTTTTAGTTTTATTGGTACCCTTACTCGTCCTGTGCTTCCGATTGCTCCGCACCACCTCGCAATCTGATCGAGGTCTTCAAAAACACCGCCGTCCCCGGCAGCGGCGGCTGGCCCGCTACTAGGCGCTCCTTGTTTAGCGCGTTCATTGTTTGCCATGAGAGAGTAAGTAAGTTTTGCAGTTTCTCCTTCTTGACTGCCAACAACAACGAAGCTTGATCTATTACCGAGCTGTAAGGCTCCGTCTGCTGGAAGCACGATAGGCCGCTCTCCAACGTTATCTTTGTTAGGCCGGAAGCTTCGAAGTTCTCGACCAAAAGCTGTGAGAGGGCTTCTAACTCGATGTTCGCCTTGCTGATTACTTCCTCTAAGTTCTTTTTCGTCTGCCGCACCGAGCTGAACATCTTCACTAATTCCGAAGTTTCTAGCTGCAGGCATTTGCTCTTGTATTCTTCCACTTTCTGTTGGAAGCTCGGCTCCTGTTCGAACGCCGGCAGCTTGCCCTTCAACTTGTCGTATTTGCCCATCGCTCCCCCTTGGAATGGATTGTGAAATCCGTCCATCTTTTTCAATTTCCAGCTTTATTTCCATGCATGCGCGACACGTCAGGAAGTGCGTTACCGCGCCCGATTCCCACTTGCCTGCTTCGTCGTACTTTTCGTGAAACGTTACGGCGTGGCCAAAGCGCTGCATCTGTTCGATAATGAATTGCACGTTGCGCAGCTCATCGGGGCCGTGCAGTGGCGTCGTGCCTAGCTTGAAGATGTTCACCCAGTACTCCATTTCACGCCTGCTTATCCCAAATGTTACCGAGAATTTCTTTTTGCTTTTCTGAAAGGTTGCGTCGTCGCGTCCACTGATCGCTAACCGATTCGAAAAATTGTTGCTCCCATTCTGTAAGCTGATCGATATTCATGCCGGTCATAATATAATCAATCGCTTTATCGGTCATCTCTTCTTGCTTCATATGCCATCCTGCTCAGTAAAAGATTCTCGGAATGCTTGCTCTGGACTCATGCCATCATCAAAGCACTCGCGCCAGTAGTCCGCCGTTCTGTCAATAACATGCTCGGCTTCTGACATGGCGAACGAAGCAACTTGATTAAGCCATAGGCCGAAGCGTTCTTCCACGCGATCCTGCACGGTTCGATGTCGCGTCACAATTCCTCCTCTTTCAACTTGAGCCATACGTACTGCTTAGAGATGCTGAACCCCTGCATCTCTAATTGGCGCGCTATCTCGGAGTACGAACAACCGAGCTTGCGTAGCTTTACCGCCTGCTTGCGCACTGCGGGCCATAGCTTTACTTTTGGTTCCACAGTCGCTCCAATTCACGCAAGGATTTAATTTCATCGCGCATTACGTCGAGTGTACGTATTTGGATCGAACGATCTTCTTGTTCGTAACTCAGGATGGCGCGCGAGAGTTGTTTTGAGCAATCGGCTTCGTATCGGTCACGCTCCGAACGTTCACGCAACGCGCGTAGCCTCTGACGAGCCTCGCTATTTAACACCTTGAAATCATCAGTCCTGTGCATCGTTAAGCTCCTTTCGCCATTCTTGACAAGTAAGGTCAGCTACGTTTTTCTTTTCGCGTAACGCCTTGAAGATTACATGGTCAATCGTGTGCTGGCCTTTTGGCCCGGTAGCCAGCACGTCGATATACGTGACTTGGTTTACTTGCCCAGGCCGGTGGCAGCGGTCCTCGGATTGGAGACGCATCCCCAACGCGAAGTCGTTACTCAGATAGATTGCTTCGCTCGCCGCTACGAGGTTCAGGCCGTGGCCTCCGGCGTGAGGTTGAGCAATCAAGACGTAAGTCGCCCCACCGTAATCCGTAAGAGCATTGTCAGAAAAATATTTTACAGCAATATCTCGCTCAATTTTTGCCTGTCCTCCGTAAAGTTCAAAGGTATAGCGAACTTTCCCTGATTTTTCATTGTAAGAGCGAAGCGCTTCTGCAAGCCGTTCTCGCTCGCGCCGCCAACGGCACCATACGATTACGGCTTTTGCTGTGCATTCTTCGGTTAGGTACTCTACGGCCCAGCGGAGTTTTTCGTCGGACAAATCCTGCATAGACGGACTGAAAATAGGCAAATCGAGATCATTTGGATCTTGTGGAGTTGGACCGTTGCCTAATATGCCACTTGTTAACTGCGCGAGCCGCATTAAACGAACTGCCGCGTTTGGCTCCATGCGCTTTTCGCTAGCCGCGCCAAGCGAAATGAGCGCATCTCTCTTTAGCTCCTGGTAACGCTTCCAACTTTCTACGGAAAGCGCTACTTCGCGCTCGGTGTATAGCTTCGCCGGCAAGTCAAGGCAATCTTTCTTCTCGCGCCTTAGCACAAAGGGAGAAATTCTTTGTGCTAATTCACCCAGGTTCTTATACTCGACGACTTGCTGAAAGCTGCGGCCTGCGAACTTCTGCGTGCGCATCGTGCAGTACGAGTAGCGAAAGTTGTAAAAGTTCTTGAAATACTCGCCTAGAATCTTTTCGTCTAGAATTTGCATTTGACTCCAAAGATCGAGCGGCGAATTTGTTACCGGCGTGCCATTGAGCAGAACGCAGCGCGCGCAATGCTTTCTCAAACGAAGAACAGCTTTCGTTTGAGAAGCGGAGCGGTTCTTAACGTAGCTGGATTCGTCTAAAATGAGAAGCGCTTTAAGACTCGCGATCTTTTCCGTAAGAGTTCCGAGGTGCGCGGCGCTACGTAACCACTCGTAATTCGTTACAACCCAATCGAGATTTGGTTGCGGCGTTTCGTAGCGATCCTCCCAAACTTCTTTGAAATCTTTACGGAATTCATAAACACGATTGCGCATCCAGCTATGCTTCTTAATCTCGCCAATCTCTTTATCGAGCCATACGCAGCGAACGCTAGCGGGCGCGACGATCACTACGGTATCGATCTTCCCTTGTTCTGCTAGGATGCAGGCGGCGTCGATCACTTGCTTCGACTTTCCTGCGCCCATCTCATCGAAAAGCGCGAATGCTTCATGCTCTACCAATGCTTTAATTCCTACGCGCTGGTGCTCGAACGGCAGCGTCTTAAAAGCGTATTCGATGATCATAGGCTCAGTTTTCATGGCAGCTCTGCAACCCAGCGCTCGATTAGCGGTACGCCGAACAAGATCAGCCATAGGCATAGCGCGCAGAAGAGCATTAAGATGCTAATCGAGATCGTAAAAGCTTGTTTGTCTGTAAGCATCGTCCACCTTTTAAACATATTTACGCTTCTTTCTGTTTGTTGTCAAGTATTATTTAGAACATTCTCCTCATTCTTTCGACCAGCTCCGCGAATGTCAGCTCCGGCCCATCTGTCCAACTTGCCGCTTCGCGCGCCAGGAACAAATATCCGTTCTTAGTAGTAGCGTTCCAGACGCAGTACCAAGCGTTTAAGCGTTTCGCCATCTCGAATTGTAGCGGCATAAAGACGCCTTGCTTCGCGCTGCCCGTGTGCGGGCGTCCGATGAGCTTCACCTCGCACCACGTTGTATGGTTATCGCTATCGTAGCGCGTGACGCTGAAGTCCGGGACTCCCGCCGTCATCGGGTTAATATGCTTAATGACTACCGCGTCCGGTAGCGCTTGGCGCAGCGCGCGCAGTAGGCGTTGCGTAAATTGAGATTCGGTCATTCAATCCGCCTGTATTTGGTGCTCGCAAAGCGATCTATAATCAGCCATTGGTGCATCCGGCCAAAGCTTTTTAACGTCTTCTTCGTGAATTAGATAAAGTATTTCATCGTACGGCCCGATTCCCCACCGCTTTACTCTTACAATTTTTCCAATTGTTTCTTGCCATCGATTCAATTTATCGCCAAATTGATAATAATGGCAGGAATAATCAACTGGCGCGATTCGCACTGGCTGCCATTCGCTCATCTTATCCTCCGGTAAGAGCTATTCGCTCCGTAAAGAAACAGCAGATCGTCAAGAAACCTATTCCATGCCGCTTTTGTTACCGAGATATATTCATTGTTTGTTAACCGTAAAGTTAGGTGCGCGTGACTAGAGCGATGCTCGAAATTAGCGGCACTCATTTCTTGCCGTACGTTGCCGCGCTTATACAGTTCGGTCATGATGGTACGCGCTCCTCGGCGGATGCAGATTTACGTTCGGCCCTACGGCGTAGCAACCGGCGCAGGCAGGCGAGCCGCAGGCAGCCAGGTCGCTTTGGCGTTCGATCCTAGTAGGTCGAAGCTCGGAAACGAGGTAAACTACGATTTCCGGCTTATTGGCCCGCAAATCGGCCAGGAAAGCCTCCCGTTGGGTCTTTGGCCAGCACTTTGGCGGCGTGTAGAGCACCTTTTCGCCATCTAGGGCAAGTACGCAGCCTGCGGCGCGGGCGCTTAGGACTAGCTCTTTCGCTGTCATAGTTCCTCGATGTAATGCTCACAGATAAAGCGCAGCTTGCTATCGCCACGAATGCGCTTCGAATCGGCAAGGCAAACTTCGTAGAATTTATACGAATCGCAGCCTACTTTGCGAAACGCCGCAGGGTTATACTTCTTCGCGAGTTTTACGCGAATGCGCGCGCCGGCCCAGCTTGCCCACGCCGTTAAGCTTTGCTCTTCTTGCTCCGTGTGCGCTTCGCGGTTCATCTTCGCTATTTTTACCGTGCGCCAATCGGTCATTTAAATAGTACCTCTTGGCGTAAACGGTTCGCAGCGATCTCGCAGTAGCGTTCGTTTTTCTCGATGCCAATAGCTTCTCGGCCCATTTCTTTGGCGGCAACAAGCGTTGTGCCGGAGCCGCAGAAAGGGTCAATCGTTAATTCTCCCACTGGGCATCCTGCACCCATAAGCCACTTCCAAAGATTTAACGGCTTTGCACTGGGATGTCCGGTATTTTGACCGTTCGCATTGGCGCTAAATTCCTTTGCGTCAAACGGCATTGGATTTTCTCCGTAAATCAATATCGGCTCCCAATGAGAAAAGCGCTGCGCGCCAACAGCTCTTTGCACTGATCCTGGCCTAAACCAGCAAGCTGTCCAAAGTGGATTAGGATAAATCCATTGATTAGAATTTCCTGGAGTTACCATTACAATCTTCGCCAGCTTCCTAGCAACGCTTAACCATTCAAGCGATGGAACGTAATTGTCCCAATCCGCCACACCAACGCCGTATGGCGGATCGGTTAAAACAAGATCGCAATTCGGCATCTCCGGCAACAGCTCAAAGCAATCACCGCAGTAAAGCGTCAAGCCGGATTCGCGATAATAAGGCTCAGGCAGCAACGGCCTTCGCCTCCTCGCGCGTCTTGACGTACTTAATAAATCCCTGCTTCGCCATAACTGAAAGCGAAGCGCGTACCGTATTCTTCGGAGTTTTCCCTTCTGTTGCACCGGTCACGTTGCGATAAATCTTCGACCAAAGCTCATCGAAGGTAATTGCACCTTCCGCGACGATGGTTCTATACGCCAATGCCGCGAAGCTCTTCTTTTCGGGATTGGAGTATGCTTCATGCTTCTTACTCGTCGCTTCATAACGCACAACAAGCAAGCCTTTTACTTTTGCAACTTTCTTCTCACTTTTTGCCATTGTTTCTCCTTTTTCGTTTGATTTGATCCAACTCTCTACATCCTTCACTTCCGGGTGCGGCACCACTTGCGCATCATAACACCAATGCTCTTGTTTTGCGCCGCAATCAACAAGCGTCGAACCGGCGCAGTGCCTAACAACAACGCCGCGTATGCCCGTGGTGTGCGTTAAGATCAGCTCGAACGCAGCGCCTGCGGCGAGCGTCTTTAACAGCACTTCGCCCGGCTCGCAGCCCATCATTGCGCGGCCTCCATTAACTCAATTAACTTATCGGCTTGCGCGTTGCGGAATTTTTGACGAGCAGCAGCAGCAGCAGCAGCATCAGCATAAGCAGCATCAGCAGCATCAGCATAAGCATAAGCAGCATCAGCAGCATAAGCAGCATAAGCAGCATAAGCAGCATCAGCAGCAGCAGCAGCAGCAGCATAAGCAGCATAAGCAGCATAAGCAGCATAAGCAGCATCTCTTAATTTAGGCCAATCGATGTTATCTACTTCTTTGTTAATTATTTTCTGATACGCATCAGCTACATTCTGAATTGCTTTTTTCGATTTACTGAACTGGATTACTCCGTACTGCGGATCAATGAGCAACCATACTGCGAACTGCGGCCATACCATCGAAAGATCGGCACCGACGCGCGGCGCTTCGAGAAATTGTTCGGGCCACAATTTCGCGCGACCATTCGATAACGATTCGAAGATATTATCTTCAATCTTCGCTAAAATACGCGGGATGCCTAGCTCAGTTTCATACGCAGAGTGTTTATTGGAATGTACCGTGCAACCGACGGCACAGCCCTTACCGTTTTGCCAATAGATACCATGCACGATTTCATCGGCAGCGGCGTGCGCTCTAATGCGCGCCAGGTACTTCTCTTTAATTTCTGGATCGCCATGAAACGCTCTAAGGCTTGTTTCAAAGATCATTGTGTTACCTCCTTTTCGATTCGCGCGACTCTATGCCGCGCTTCGATAGCCCGTTCAACTCTCTCACGAAACTTCTCAAACTCTTCGCAGCGCTTCTTATTTGCTTCTAGAATCGCTATTGCGTCTTGCGCGCATTGCATTAGGTGGGACATTACTCAGCCTCCTGTTTTGCATCTAGATTGGAGATTAATTTGTTAAGAAGATCGCGAGCCATCGTTTCCGGCATGATTAGTTCTGGGCCTGTCTCACCAACGAAAGCTACAAACTTAATGCGTACCTTGCCATTAAGTACTGCGACTTCAATGTCCATGATATTTGTCATTGATTCAATTCCTCACTTTCTAGAATTGACTTTACGCTTATTGCGGTTTGTTGTCAAGCATAATTTTAGCCTTTGTTTATGCGGCGATTATACTTCCTCCGTATCGTCTCCTGGCTCGCGTACAGAAGCGCTGAACGCATCACGCACACCAATGCCTTCCCATGAAGCTTTATGATCATGCCCGGTGGTGAATTTCTTGAAGCCGCGCTTGCGTAATTGCTTCGAGAGGGACTGCGATTGCATTGGACGCTTGTTCTTATTTTCCTCACACCACTTCAAGTACTCCGCATAAATTGCCGCGTGCGTTGCTTCATAACCAGAACCAAGCACACAGCGTTCGGACCAAAAGTCAGCAAGCCAATCCATTTCTTGCGCCAGCGCTTCGCGCGCTTTAAGTATTTCTTCAGGAGGCGCAAGTGTGCCATTTGCGTACCAATCGGCAGCGTAACGGACTGCTTTTGCTAAAATGCCTTCCATCTCGCCTAACAGTTTCCAATGCAACATGCCGTCTTGCTTCGCCTCTGGTATGCGGTAGTTAAATGAAATGTAGTGCAGGCGGTCGTAGAGAGCGCGCGCTACTTCATCGATATGCGGCACGTCGTTAACAAGCAGAAATATCTTACACACGGGCAGGAACTGAAACTCGGGAGAGTAGAGAAATCTCGCTTTCATCCAATCTTCGCCGGTGAATTGTTTTATTTTACCACCATCGAGGCGGTACTTTTCACCTGGGTTAACTTCACTTGCCACCACCATACGTGCTCCGGCAAGTCCCGCTATATCAGGATCAGCGCCTGAAGCATTGCGCGATTGCTGCAAGAAAGTTTCAAACCGCGCAGTTTGTGCGTAATTCTCGGCGCGCATGCCTAATAGCGTTTGCAGCGCGCGCGCAAAAGTGCTTTTGCCGTTCTTGCCGGTACCATAAAGAATGAAAAACGCACGCGCTGCCGTCTCTCCCGTTAAGCAATAACCAATAACACGCCACAGATACTCAATCATTTCTTCGCTGCCCAGCATTATATCTTCCAGGAACTGATCGAAAATCGGGCAAGCCGCTTCAGGCAGATAGCTCCATTCAACGCCGCGCGTCAGATACTCTTGCCTCACTCCTTCACGCAATGCGCTGGTACGCAGATCGATGACCCCATTTTTGCACGCTAACAGGTGTGGATGCTGATCGAGATCGTGCGAGTTAACGTTTAAACGGTAGCGTGCCCAGCGCTCAATGTTACGCTGCCTGCCAATGCAATCGGACTCCTTGGCCCATTGCCGCAACTCTTTATAATCCGTATTCGCGCGCCACTCCTCCCACAGCGCGTCGCTCACAAGCCGCGTTTTGCGCAGAATCTCAAGGTCCGCACCTCTGCGCCAGTAAACACCGTTCCACTCCAGCCACGTATTCCAATCCTGCACCCAACTGAACGAATTACCGGACATCTTGATAAATGCGTCGGTGTTTGTGCCGTCCGAGAGACGGCGCGGCCCTACTCCATTCGGATGCGTTGGGTCGTACAGCGTTTGTTTCTTCTTGCGTATTTCCTCGAACGCTTTTGCAATTGTACGCTTACCATATGTTCCGAACGTCCCATCATGCGCATCCCACTTCTGGCGGTATAACGCCGAGGGGCGGAATAAGTGTTCCGTGCGTGCAGCATCAAGGCGCGTGTAGCGTCCTAAAATGATACAAAGATTAAAGTCGGCGCTGGAGGGTGATTTATCTTTCTTTAGAAATTCTATATTGCCTTGCATCAGTTCAGTGAAATGCTTTTCATTGCGCGCCATAATTGCCAGTAGATCATGATCGGGGATGTTTTGCACTGCGGTGAAAAGCGCATCTGGCGGCGTTGCTTCTTTTGGATTTTCTTCCTGCGGCTTTCCAAAAATGGACTCGTATAGCGCACAAACTTCTTTTTGACGTTGCTCAATTCTTAAAGTTTTTGAAACCACGCGGCCAGTGAAACAGAAGTACCGTTTCTCGAAGTACATCTCTACATCCGACTTCTTGCCGCTCTTTGGAATCTTTGCTTTTACAATAATATGCGCGCCGGTGCCGCTTGGCGAGCTTTCGGTGTAAGAGTTTATTTCGTTAATTAAAGCGGTAGAGGCTGGAGTAAATTCACCTGTTTCAGCGTCACGACAATTGTCTAGATCAATACCCATGTAAGGATCGAAAGAGCTGAATACGAAGCCTATGCCGTTAAGTTTTTCGTCTTCGTTATGCGTGAGGTAGCGTTGCACAGCTTGGCCAAGAGACCCCCACGTAGCGCTGTCAGTTGTGCTTGCTGCGCGCCCTGTGTTTGGGTCCACCGGAGCCTTGTCGCCTACGCCGCGCGGCCCCCAACACACCCATTGACGCAGTTCCGCTAACTCGCGCGGAATTTGTTTGAAGTCCGTTTCTACTAGTGGTTTGTATGACTTAGGTGGTTTTTTAGGCATGGTGCGTAGTAGGCGTAGTAGCCAACATAAACCCCCCTATAAGAAAATATATGAAATACTTTATATACGCTACTACGCCTACTACGCAAAGTAAAGTTTTTTCTTTACTTGTGTGCTTGTTTACTTGTACCGTTGCACCTATGCAGCGCAACCTAAACGACGTTCGGCTTCGACACCCCCTGGCCGCGTCACTTGTGCTGCTGACCTGCGCGCAGCCCGGCATGATAAAATTCCGCTCATCCGGTGAGAGGAAAGTAGCTGGCGCTACGGCGCTGGGCTGCGCGCGAATATGACACGCAAGCAATTACGAGAAGAAAAGTTTTGTCAAGCATACGTTGTTGATTTAAATGGTACGTCTGCGGTAATTGCTGCCGGGTATACCGATAATCGTGAAAGCGCTCGCGCGATGGCTCCTCTTATTTTAGCAAAAGTTAGCGTTCAGCAACGCATCGAAGAACTTTCCCGTCAGCAATGCAAGAATTTAGAAATTACAACTGAGTGGACGCTCGGCCAGATGCGTAAGCTCGCTGGTTTTGATGCGACACGATTATTCAACGAAGATGGGAATATGATTCCCATCGATCAGTGGCCCGCTGATGTGCGCGCTGCTGTGTCTGGAATTGAATTTGAAGAAGTGTACGAAGGTCGTGGAGAAGAGCGCGTTCACGTTGGACGTATTCATAAAATTAAGCTTGTCGATAAAACGAAAGCTCTTGAAATGCTCGGCAAGTATCAAAAGTTGTTTTCTGATCGAGTAGAACTAACCGGACCTGATGGCGCGCCACTAGTCGCGAGGATCGAACTTGTCGGCCCAAGCTCAAATCGTTAACGTACAACTTCCTGAAGCGCTTGGCTTCTTGCTTGAAGCGCATCGCTATAAGATCGCATATGGTGGACGTTATGGCGTCAAAAGCTGGAGCTTTGCGCGCGCTCTCATTCTTATTTGTCTTGATCCTGGTTATTTGTGGCCTGGTAGAACGAAAGGTCCGCGCATTCTTTGCGCACGCGAGACGCAGAAGTCAATTGCTGAATCTGTTCATAAGCTATTAAAGGATCAAATCGCGGAACTTGGCGTCGAGCGTAAGTTCCTTGTACAAGAAACATCGATCAGCGTTCCGCGCAACGGCGCTGAATTTATCTTTGCTGGAATTCGTCAGAACGTAACGAATATTAAATCTTATGAAGCGTGTGATATTTGCTGGGTCGAGGAAGCACAAACAGTTTCAAAGAATTCTTGGAATGTCCTCGTGCCGACAATACGAAAAGAGGGCAGTGAAATATGGGTATCTTTTAATCCCGAATTGGAAACAGACGAAACGTACCAACGATTTGTCGTTGTACCTCCAACAAACTCAAAAGTCGTCCATACAACATACCGAGACAATCCTTGGCTCTCAGCTGTTATGCGGCAGGAGATGGATGATCTAAAGCGCCGCGATCCTTCCGCGTTCGATAATGTGTATGAAGGAATGTGTAAGCAAGCCGTTGAAGGCGCAATCTATCGCGAGGAAATAACGAAAGCAGAACTAGAGGGCCGCTTTACGCGCGTACCATACGATCCAACGAAGCTAGTCGATACGTTTTGGGACTTAGGCTATGGCGACAACACAAGCATCTGGTTCGCGCAATCGTTTCCATTTGAGTTTCGTATCATCGATCATCTTAGTGGATCGCTGAAAGGCCTGAAGTGGTACGTCGAGCAACTACAAGCGAAGCAATACGTGTATGGCAAGCATGTATTGCCGCATGATGGAGCAGCACATGAACTTGGAAGTGGAAGAACAATCGAGGAGCAGCTGCGTGACTTCTACCAAGGTAAAACTCGTATTGCGCGCAAGCTCTCAGTTGTTGATGGCATTGCAGCCGTTCGAGCTATATTTCAAAAATGCTACTTTGACCGTGAAAAATGTGCCGATGGCATTCAGTCGTTACGACATTACCGTTACGAAGAAGACGAAAAGCTAGGCACGTACAAGCGCGAGCCGCTGCATGATTGGGCTTCGCACGATGCTGATGCTTTTAGAACGCTGGCCGTAGCGATCAAAGAAGAAGCGCGACCGTTGCCACAGCGCGCGCCGTATCGTCCGGCATCGAGTTGGTCATGAAATACGCAATTCTAGTTGCGTGCTTATTCGCTGCTACGTTCTTGGCAGCGCAAGAATCGCGTGGCAAAGATGGAAAGTTTCACGATCCAGAAACAGGTGAAGTACAGCCCGATACGTGTAACAATTCGTTTAAGAATACGCATCCATGCGAATGCGAGAAAACAAAAACATGCGGCATGAAGATTGAGCACGACCGAACGTGTCAGGTGTATTGCCGTAAAGATGCGTGCCGATGTTTAGCGGAGTGTTCGTAATGCCTAAAATAACAGGCTTCAAAGCCGCGCATAAAGCAGCGCAAGAAGAGTTTGCGAAGAAGCGCGCGCCAAAGAAAAAGAAAGCGAAGAAGTGATCACCAAAAAAGATATTCGCGCAATCACGAAAGACAATTTCGCAACAAATAAGATTGCTCGTGCGATTCTTATCTGCGCGCGTTCGCGGCCGCATATGTACACCGAATTTCTTCAGTACGGTGCGCTAATTACGTTTCGGCGCCGCATACTTCACAACGAAATGAGCGATAACGATAAAGAAATCATCAAGCTTGCTGAGTGGGCGATTGAAGAGTTTGGATTGCCGGAGGTAAAAGATGCCGGGACGAGCGAAGTTGTCGGACGTATTGCGAGCGTTGATGGTGCAAAACAGGGGAATGTTGCTGCCGAGAGCGGGAAGCCCGCCTCTTGGCAAGTGCATTGATTGTAAGCGCGATATTCTGGCTATGGAAATGTATGCGAGGTGCCCAAATTGCGAGCAAAGCATGATATGCGTGGATTGCGTGGACGCTCACGATCATCTGCACAATCTGATAACGAGGCCGAACAAGCGATTCGATCCTCGTTCTCTAGAGATTTCACGAAATTAAGAGAGGAACTACGCGAGACGCCGCAAGCGATGCAGGATCGCGTAATTCTCGAAGGTTTCCAAGACGATATGCGAGGCGCGCCGTTGAATCTCGAATCGCGCATCGTGATACCAACGATGTATGCCGAGCCTTCACGCTATTCGAAGGTGCTTGCTGTTGGCCCGTTGTGCGTTGAAGTGAGACCCGGTGATGTTGTGTTGTCTGGTCGGTATCCGTCTAGCGCTTGGGCGTTCGAGCACGAAGGCCGCACGCTGGTTAGCGTTAAGGAAGATGAAATTCTGGCAAAGATTGAGGTGGAATAATGAAAAGCGACGTAACAGCAACAACGCACAAAGAGCGTAGAGCACCGAAAGTTGTAAGCCATCTTGAGATTCGTCCCAATATGGACGGTGGGCATAACGTTGAGGTGCATCATACGCATTACGATTATCCTCCAAAAGTGAAAGAACATGCCGGCCCGCACGAAGCTGTTTCATTGCCGAAGGGCCACGTACTACACTCGATAGCAAAAGAAATGGGAATTCAAACAACGGGAACTGGCGCTGGCGCAGAAGAAAACGTCGATGCGAAAGAAGCAGGGGTGATGTCGTGAAGATCATCGATCTGTTTTTCGGTCATAAGCGCGTCGTTGACGATAATGGCGACTTTGTTCAGCATATTCATCGCAAGGGAGCATACGATGCCGTGGAACGAAGTAATGAAAAAGTGGAAGAGCGGAACGCTGCGTTCAGGCTCGAAGAAAGGCCCGAAGGTGAAGAGCCAAGCGCAGGCAGTAGCGATCATGCTCTCGGAGAAGCGAGCAGCGAAGAAGGGCAAGAAAGAATATAAATCGGACGTTCATGCAACAACTTACGGGAGATAAACGATGACACAGATCGTGACAACAGAAATAGCGAGTATTCAGAATGGACCGCGCGGTATTGGTGCGCGCGCCGTTGGTGGCACGTATACGCAGGATTGCCAGCAGGATTTAATCGATTCTGATTGCTTTCAAGTTGCGCCAACCGTACTAACGGGAACAACGGATGCGATACCTGGCTTTGCTTCCGGTACGCATTTCGGCGGCAATTATGTCATTGAAACTGGGCAAGCTGATGCTATTACGCTTCCTTTGCCTACGGATGAATTAGATGACAATTTAACGATTGCCATTTATTCCAATACTGCGTTTGCGCATACTGTAACGCTGCCTTCAGCGCTATTTGCTTCCGGCGCAGCGCTTCACGGTCTGGCTACATTTGCTGCGTTTCGCGGCGCTGGTCTAACGTTGCGCGCGTGGAATGGTTCGTGGCAGGTTGTTAGTCAGTCTGGTATTACGTTCTCTGCCTAAAAATGCCAAACACGTACAGAGACGACGATTCGAAGAGCTTCCTTCAAGAAGCGCGAGATCGCTTTAAGTATTGCATAGAAGCGTGGCGCGATATCCGCGAACAGCACGATCTGGATATGCGCTTCCTTGCCGGCGATTCCTGGGACCCCACTGAGGCGCGCAAACGTAAAGACAAGAATATGCCGATGATTCACTTGGATGAGCTGACGCAATACATTAATCAGCTCATTAACGACGTGCGGCAGAATAAGCATGCCGTGAACGTGCTTCCGAAAGGAAGTGGCGCTAATGACAAAACAGCGGCGCTTCGCGCGGATTGGATTAGGGCGGTTGAATACATCTCGCAAGCTCAAACGGCTTATACGACGGCTTTTGAGGGAGCGGCGGGCGGTTCGTATGGGTTCTGGAAACTCGAAACGTATTACGAGAATCCGAAGAGTTTTAACCTCAGCGCTCGCATCGTTCCGGTGACGAACGCAAATACGATCATTTTCGACCCGGACTGCAAGCACTACGATTGTAGCGATGCGGAAGATTGCTGGGAAATTGATTTCATCTCGAAGGATACGTTCAAGCGCCGTTACCCGGACGCGGAGATTAAGACTTTCAGCGACGAAGTACAGAAAGTCGATCCTTACTGGATTAAGTCCGAGCAGGTACAAATCGCTTCGTGGTGGAAAGTAAAGGTCGAAAAGATTCAGCTTCATCTTGTTGATTTAGAGGACGAGCGAGAGCCTATCGTGATGCGCAGCGATCAGCTGCCAAAAGGTATGGACGAAAAGCGCATCTTGAAGTCGCGAGACTACGATGATCGCCGCATCGTGCAATACGTCTTGAACGGCGTTGAAGTGCTTGAAACGAATGATCCGCGCAAGGGAAAAGGTTGGCCAGGGCAGTGGATACCGATTATCCCGGTATGGGGCAAAGAATTGTTTGTTGACGATGGTAGCGGCTCGAAGAGAATGCTGTTCTCGCTAATAAGATTAGCGCGCGATCCGCAACGATTGCTGAATTACTACGCGGCGCAAGAGATGGCCGAAGCGAAGATGTCTCCGCGCACGCCGTATATGGCTCCGCGTGGAATGATGAGCGCTAATCATGGTGAATGGGAAGAAGTAAACGATACGCCAAAAGCGTTTATTGAATATGACGTGCCGGAAGGAATTCCTCCGGGAAGCGTAGAACCAAAGCGTGTGCCATTCGTTCCTAATTTCCAAGCATATGAAATGGCGAAAGAATCAACTTCGCGCTCGATTATGAAAGCAATGGGTATCTCGCCGCTACCCACCGACGCGCAGCGCGCGAATAATAAGTCAGGCATTGCGCTGAAAAAGATTCAAGGCGAGCGTGCGCAAGGCAGTTTTCACTTTATCGATAACTTTGATCGTTCGCTTGTGTATTGCGGTAAGCAGCTCGATGATTTATTCGATAGGATTCATGATACGGCGCGCGATATACCTGTGCGCAAAGAAGATGGCACGCACAGCATGGCTCGGATCGGAGATCAAAGTGACCCTAAAAATAAAGAATTCGCGGGCGATCACGACGTTACGATTACGACTGGTCCAAGCTTTGAGTCGCAGCGAGAGGAGGCGGCGGATTTTGCCGATACGCTTGCTCAGGTTGAGGGAGTATTTCCGCTTATCGGAGATTTGCTGGTTAAATTGCGTAACCTCGGGCCAATCGGAGACAGTATCGCTGAACGCCTCACGCCTCCGCAATTCGCTTCACAGAATGGCGAAGATGTTCCAGCTACAGCAAAGGCAGCTATAGCGCGGCTAACGCAGCAAGCGCAGCAAATGCAGCAAGTCATTGCGCAGCTAACGCAGGAAAAAGCTGCGAAGATGATCGAAAAAGACGCGCAGTACAGAATCGCAGCGCTACAAGAGAATACAAAGCTCGTTGTGGCGCAAGCTACATTGCAGCGCGATAAGGCTGAGTCGATTCTTCAAACTGAGCTGCAAAAGATTCAAACGATTTTGGGGCAGGCGCACGATCAAGCAACGCAGGCCACGGATCAACAACACGAAAAGAATTTAGCGGAGCAACAACACCAGCATGACTTGGCGTTAGCATCGCACACGGCGGCGCTTGCGCCAACAGAGCCAGCAAATACTAACGGAGCGGGAGGAGCACAATAATGGCAAGAATGAAAGATACAAAGATCGGACCTTCTGTGGCTTTCGATAAGACGCAGAAGCCGCACAAGCCGGGCAAGAACAAGAACACATATTCTTTGAATGAGAATTCAAAGAAAGAAGCTGACGAAAAGCGCGGTGGGCATATCGTTAAACTTACGAACATGCTGCATGGTAAAGACCCGTACTGCGCATCGCATAAGCTATAAAAATTCATCGGAGGAACGACGATGGCAACTGACGCTAAAGAAATAACCGTGGAATCGTCACCCACGGAGATTCTTGCCTCGATGACGCCAGTGGAGCGAAAGACCTGGCGTGAAACGGGCAACGTACCGGAACCAAAAGAAAAGGCGGCAAGTGCGGCTGCGCCACCCGCAAAAAAAGATTCTGATAAGGCGGAAGATGCGGCTGCGCCACCCGCTGCGAAAACGGAAGTTGCCGAGAAAGTAGCTGCTTCGGCGCCAGCGAAAGACGAACTTTCGGTTTCACGCGGGAAAAATGCGGCAACGCGCATCCCGGAATTGCTCTCGGAGATCAAGCGGCTAAACGCTGAGCTTGAGACTGCGCGCAAAGTTCCGGCTGCTGCTCCGGCGAAAAAAGAAGAGGCCATCGCCAAGCCTCACCGCAACGATTTAGACGAGAAAACAGGACAGCCAAGGTACGCAACGGACGATGAGTTCCTCGACGCGCGCGATAAGTATGTAGCCGATATGACTTCGAAGCAAACACGCGCGGATATTGCGAAAGAAGAGGGAGAGCGCCGCGTTGCGGAGCAGAACAGGCTTATTCGTGACAAGTATCTGAAAGCGCTAACGATTGCTCGTGAAGCGCATTCGGACTTCGATAAGGTGTGCGAGGTTGACGATAAAGGCGCATTCCAGAACGCCGAGCTTAAAAAAATTAAGGGCGGCGCGTCGCTGGATCGCTTTTGTCTCGACACGGCAAGGGGTGGAGATATTCTCTACTACCTTGCTTCGCATCCTGGAGAAGTCGAGCGCATTCAGGCTATCGATTCGCTCGATGAAATTACGGAAGCCTTGGTTGACTTAAAGAAGAAGTCTCTCGCTGAAGCGTCCGCGAAAGCAGAAGAAGTGAAAACCGAAAGCTCGCAAAAAGTAGTAACAAAAGCGCCTGCGCCGGCAGCCGATGTTGGCGGCAGGGCCACCGCTCCTCGCGATGAAGAGGAAGCGGCCCTTAATGCGGGAGAGTTTCGTCGCTATATGAAAGCAGCGAACGAAGCAGAATTCCGCACAAAAAAGAAAGCGAGCTGAAAAGTGCCGAATACATTTGCGTTTCCGCAATGGGTATCGATGGATGCCCTGCGGTTTTTGTTGAATAAACTCGAAGTTCTTTCCATTTTCAATACAGAATGGCAGAAAGAATTCGAGCGCGATTTTCCGATTGGCAGCGTCACGCAGGTGAAGATTCCGCAAGCATTCATCATTCGTGACGGCCTCGGTTACAACCCGCAAGGGATTAACCGGCTAACGACAACTATAAACTGCAACCAGATTCTTGGTGTTGACTTCGAATGGGATTCCTTCGAGCAAGCTTTGAACATGGAGCGCTCGAAAGAAGAGATTCGCAAGCAATACCTAGAACCTGCCGTTGCGCAACAGGCGCAAGAGTGGGATTCGCGCGCCGCGCAGTTCGCATATCAAAACATGAATAACGCGGTCGGGACGCTCGGAACCGATCCGAACACGGTGCAAATCTTTGCTCAGGCGCGGCAGCGGCTCTTCGAGTTGGCTTGCCCGCCAAGCGGAGAAAAGGCGCTGTGCATCCCTCCGCAAGTTTCGACTTCGATGGTGCCTGCCTTGCAGACGCTGCTTAATCCGCAAGACGATATTTCGAAGCAATTCAAAGAAGGTTCGCTCGGGAAACTGCACGGCTTCGACGTTTACGAGTGCATGTCGCTGTGGCGTCACACGGCAGGTACGGCGGCGGCGCACGCCAATACGGTGAATACAACGAACGTAAACAATGGCGGAAACCAGATTGGTTTGAACTTAACTGCCGCTGACACGTTCAACGCTGGTGATATTATCACGATTGCCAACGTAAACCAAGTCAACCCGCGCACGCGGCGTTTCCTCTCGCCAATTCTGAAGCAGTTCGTCGTTTTGCAGCCCTTAGTGGCTACTGGTGGCGGTTCTGCTTTGGACTTTGTGATTGTTTCGCCGGCGCTTTTTGGGCCAGGTTCGCAGTACCAGAACGTTGACGCACTTCCGGTAAACGGAGCGACGGTTAACGTGCTGTTCACTTCAGGGCAAACCGGCGCTCAGGCGCTCGCCATACATGGCGATGCGTTTGGCGTTGCTGGCGTGAAGCTCGAAGAGCCGAAAGCGACGGAAATGACTTCACAGGCGCGCGACCCGGAGACGAAGATGGCGCTTCGGTTTATTCGTATGTTCGATCCGGTGCAATCGAAGATGATCAATCGTTGGGATAGCGTAGGCGGCTTCGGGCAACTGTACTCCGATTCCTGCGCAGTAAGGATACTCTGTGCATAAAATCATGAAAAACAAACTGAACTACCTCAAAGCCGCACTCGTCGTTCTCGCCCTGCTGTGCGTTCCGGCTCTTTCGCAAGCGCAGCAAAACTTACTCGTTCAAACTACGCTTTCCGTCGCGCAAGCGGCTCCGGCAACACCAGGCGCTGCGCCCGTACCTTACGGCACGGTACAAATTGCGTCCTCGACGGGAATCGTGGGTTATTCGCTCAACCCAACACAAACGATCAATGCTCAGCAGTTGTGGGTTCTGTATATTGACCGCGAAGAAGAGGCTGTCATTACGGTCCAGGGCGCTGTGCTGAGCGTCATTCGCGGTTACAACTCAACCGTTGCGACCTCGCACGTTGCTGGAACGATGGTTCTATACGGCAAAGCGGCATGGTTCTATAACTACGATCCAGGCGCGATTCTTGAACAAGGTGGCACTTCTGCCGTTTCTGGCGGCACAGCTTGTGTCTTAGCAACTGTGTTCGCGCATCCTTGGGTTAATGTACGAACTGGCGAACAGTTTATTTGTTCGACGGATACGTTGTCTTGGGTGCCTGGATTCAACCAAGGTTTCGGCGCTGGTGGCAACAACGTACCTACGGCTGGGACGGAAGCCTCAGTTGCAGGTACAAACGCGGTGCTTGGCCCTGTGTTTGCCATCTCAGGTACAAATGCAATCGTGACGTTCACGCCTCCGGTTGGTTTTAATACAACGGCTGCTGGCGGTGGATGCTTCACGGTTATTCCGAAAGGCATTTTTACATGGACAGCGGCGGGGAACATTTCGGTTGCTGGTACCACAACGGCTATAACGCAGAACGTAACATTCTGTTGGAATCCGTACACTTCGAAGTGGGTTCCTAGCCGCGTATCGTAACGAGTTAGTGGACAGCGCTTCGGGCGTTGAGCGTTATCAGCGCCCAACTTTTAAGATGAGGATGCCATGCCGCAAATTACAGACGAACAAATGGTTGCGTTTCAGGAATTCATGTCGCGCTTCACGCCGCAAAAGCGCCGCGAAGGGCCGGACCCGGCGCATCGAGGAGTTATCGATCCAAACTATGTGCGTCCCGCGCCAACAGAATTCCCTAAGATGATGCACCATTCTACGGGAATGACAAAAATTGTGCAGAGCCGTAAAGAGCAAGAAGAGCTTGGCGCGCAGTGGCATACCGCGCCGGTTAAACGCATACCGGATTGGAAATCGAAATTGAACGAAGTTTATTCCGCTTCCGGTTTCCGTATTTATCAGAATCACCTTGAGTTTTTACAAGCGAACGAAGTCCCAGGAGTTGCTACGCTTCAAGATGCCGCGAAGTTTATCGATATGCTCGATAACGAGCAGCAAGAGCAGTTCTTTAAAGAAGCTGAAGATTTTCAGCCGGCAGAAGTATTCGTAGAGAAAGGCAAAAAGAAATAAATGCCCATACTTCCGCCAACGCCGCCAAATCCTCCGCCGCAACCACCAACGCCTACGACGTTTCGTGTGATTTGCACGAACGCGCTGTGGGAAATTAACGTCGTAGCGCCCGGTGAGGTGCCGGATTACTCTGAGTTGGCGTTTGCGCTGGATAAAGCCAATCAGATTGCTGATAGCTGGTCGGCGCAAAAAGTTTATATTTACGCTTCGCAGCTTATTTCCGCAGCCCCCGGCCCTCCGGTTGGTAATAGTGCCGCGTTTCTGCTTAATCCTGGCTTAGTCAATCATACGGTTGGTCCTTCCTGGGGCGGCGCGCCTACGTTTCCTGTCATTACCGAGCGTCCGGTAAGAATTAAGAACGTGAACGTCATTCTTAACAACGTGACACCAGTTGTGCGGTACCCACTTAAAAAGCGTGACTCTGATTGGTGGGCAACGAATCGTGTGCAGACGATTGCGACTTCGCTGCCAACGGATTTTTATTATCGCGTAGATTGGCCTCTTGGTTCGTTATTCTTTTGGCCTGTTCCTAATTTCGCTTGGGCATGCGAGCTGGAGATTGAAAGCGTCATTCAGGGCGGTACGACACTCGATACTGAGTTTATTGGGCCTCCAGGCTACGAGCTGGCGATGACGTTGACGCTTGCCGAATTGTTGTGCAATGCGTTTGAGAAGCAACCGCCTCCTGTACTCGTGAATTCAGGAAGAATGGCGCGCAACGTGGTCATTGGCTTAAATACAGCGCCTCCGCGAATTAGCTTAGATGATTTTGGAGATGCTTCTACCGGGAAGCCGCGCGCGACTTGGAATTATAGAACGGGGATGAGTCGATGAAAAAATTTTTATTATCCTTAATCCTTATATTTTTATCGTTAAATGAATTACAAGCACAGCAGACAAGCGCACTTTTAACGAATTTTGAAACTTACAGCATTTTTGTTGCAAGCGCTAGTTGCGGAGTTACGGCTTCTTGTGTATGGATGAAGTTGGCGACCGGAACGACTACGGCTGTTGTAACTTTATCAGGAACTTTTGCTGGGACTTTCATTGTCGAACAATCTGGAGACGGCGGCGTAACGTTTTCAACAGTTGCAACTTACACCTCAGTTCAAACAGCGCAATCTTTTACTGTAACCGGCATGACAGATTTTCGCGTGCGGTGTTCTGCATATACGAGCGGCGTAGCAGTAATTACGATTAGTTCAAGTCCTACGGGAACATTTATTGCCGGATCGTTTAATCCTGCTGCGCCGGGTCCTATTGGCATCACGACGCCATCTTCTGGAGCATTTACTACGGTTTCTGCTACTGGGGCTATCACTTCGACATTCGACGGCGTTCACGCTGGCTATGAATCGTTTGTAGGCAACACCGCGAATCAGACAGTAACTGCAAATACAGTTGGATTTATGGGACCGACATCGGCAACATTCACTGCGTACGCGCTTCAATTACCAAGTACGGGGCCGACAACCGCAGCCCCTCTTTTAAGTTGCGTTACACCCGTTGGTTCCGTTTCAGCTTGTTCCTTTGTAGCGGCAACTGGAGGTTCAACTTTTCCAGTAACTGTTAGCGGAGCAGTGAACTCTGGAGGCATCCCCTGTTTTAATTCCACTACTAATGAGCAGACCTCTGTAGCGTTGACGGCGAATGTGATTGTCAAGGGCGGAGGTGCCGGTGCATGTCCGACAAATTCTCTCGCTACGGATGATGGTACTCAGATTATTTATACGGGCACTGGTGGAATCGAATCCCCGATATTTGAAAGTACTGGTTCCACTGCTGGATTTATCGATTTTCCTCAAGGAACTACAAGCTCGGCAATTGATCCTTGTAACGTGGCAACAAGCATTTGTGAACAGGCTCCTACAGCCGTGACATCCTACCTTGTCGTTAAACCTGGAGTTGCAGCAAGTGGAGTTCTTACGAACAGCGTGGCAGCGGCTGTAGACACTCAAGGTTTTAGCGGAGATGCTGGACATTCAACAACAGTTTCTTGGTCTACAGCAACATCGCTTGGTTCTACGTCTTTGTGTTCAACTGCGCTTTGTCCGGCTGGAACATATCGCATCAGTGCTTATATTGACGTAACGACGGCCTGCACGACAACTGGAAGCTATCTCATCAACATCATCTACACTGATGATACAACAGTATCCAAGACCACGCTTATTCCTCTTGAAGGAACCGGCAGCACGTTTGCTACTGGCGTTCTGGTTCCTGTATCCACAACCGATTACGGTCAAGCTACTTTCATACTGCGCTCAACTGGTGCAGCGTCCATTAATTATTCAACCACGGCAGCAGCTTGTGGCTCCGGTGGTCCCGGTGTCGGAAAATTGTATCTCACGGTGGAGCCGATACAATGAGGAAAATCTTCTCACTATTAATTATGCTCTTAATTACGACCTCACTTCCCGCTCAGGGTATTGGCGGTAAGGCAGGCATTGGCGGTAACGCGGGTATTGGCGGGGGCGCTCCCGCTGCTCCACCTACCTTTGGTCAGGCTCCAACTCCATGTACCGGAGGCAGCGGTGGGGGGCCTACAGCGATTACTTGTGTAATCTCAGGAAGCGTAACGGCAGGCCAATTCATTGTCTACGAATCTGATATGGGCGCTAGTTCTGGCACTATGACCGTTAGCGACAATTGCGGAGGAACCTACATTACCGATGTTGGCCCAACCATTGTGTCGTTCAATAACGTTCAAGCAGGGCACTCCACCGGATCATCGGGCAGTTGCACGGTCAGCGTCCTGTGCAGTCTCACGTTTACGCAATGCACAATAACAATCGCTACGATGAGCGGAGCAAGTGCATTTGATGTTGGAGCGGCGTTGAATACCCAATCCTCGCCGGGAACGGGTGCAAACGCAGTTACAAGCAACGCAGTAACGACTAACTTTAGAGATTTATGTTTCGGCTACACAATTGAGGGTGCAGGAGCCGGAAGCGGAACTATCACCGCTGGAACAACAATTGCTTGGACGTTGGGTGCCAGTAGCTCTGCGGCGTTCAATGCCGGTATTGAATATTTCACTCAAGCTGGGGCGGGAAGCATAACCGCGACATTTACAGACACAACGGCTGGCTCAACTAGATATACGACGGGTGTTTCATGTTTCCATTAAAGCGATTGACTATTCTCATTCTATTGATGGTATGCGTGACCATGCCTGTTGGCGCTACTACCTATTTTCTCGCCAGTTCATCTAATTCTCCTGCTGGCAATGATGGCAATACGGGAACTGATGCAGCTCATCCTTGGCTTTCTCCGAACCACGCGCTTAACTGTGGTGATGTAATCCTTGCAGCGGCGAGCACGGCGTATAACGCTGGCAATTTCTTCACTGGCAGTTGGGGCACTGTAACTTGTGCTGCTGGAAATAACGTTGCTTGGCTTAAATGCGCTGTCTTCGATACTTGTAAGATTACCGGAACATCTTTCGCCGGAATGTGGATCGATAAGAGTTATTGGGGCGTGCAAGGTTGGGAGATTACAACTCCGCAGACAGATCAATTTGGTCAATGTTTTCAAACTGAACCAAACTTCACGACGCCTGTTAACATTCATCATATCATTTTCGCCAACAACATTGCCAATGGCTGCGGTGGGGCTGGTATTGCTACCGCGCAAGGCAGTAATAACACCACAGGAGTCGATTACGTTGTATTGATAGGCAACATTGTTTACAACTCGTCTTCTTCCACAACTGGAGTTTGTGACAGTGCTATTAGCATTGCTGTGCCCATCAATACAGATACGGCTCCAGGAACTCACGACTATGTGGCAGGGAACTTCACTTGGGCTTCCTTTGATGGGAATCCTTGCAATGGTGGAGTGCCCACGGACGGCGAAGGCATCATTCTCGATACGATTAATTTCTTCAATTACACTGGTCAAATGGTGGTTCAAAACAACATCGTCTTTCTAAATGGCGGTCGTGGAATTGAAGTCTATTTGAATGCTGCCTTGGATTCTAGAATTTATATAAAGTATAACACTCTCTATTCCAATGGAACGGACCCCAATCAGAACAGCAGTGTATGCGGAGACCTCCAGATATATACCGATAGTAAGATTGAGGAATTGTTTAACTTGGTTCAAGAGGCTCAATCTACCGGATGCGGGTCAAATCTTCTCTACGCAATGTCCGTTGGCAATGGTGGTCCAACTGACCACGTTTACAATAATTTTGCTTATGGAATCAGCGGGCAAAATACCCAAATCAGTACCAGTCCAGGATTCAGCTACGGGCCTGGAAATACATTGGGAACAAGTCCAGCTTACTTCAATCCGGTAAATCCGGGCGCCCCATCCTGCGGATCATTTGTGAGCGTTCCTGCATGCATGGCTACGGTAATCTCTAATTTCACTCCGACAAACGCGACAGCGAAGCCATATGGCTACCAGCCAGTGAGCACTACTTCTATTTATGATCCATTTTATCCTGTATGGCTATGCACGGTAACCAATCTTCCGACTGGCCTAGTGACGCCAGGTTGCGTGACAGGAGATAGCCTTGCATCAGGAACGGCAATTAGCGGAAAGACGTTGAAATAAACTATGGCGAGATTCGGACTCATCGGACTAAAGACGCTTGCCATTAAGGAGTATAGCATAAATGGCTCGCTTTGGCCTAATTGGGCCTTCATATTCTAGCCAAAGCTTGAATGCTGACTGCCAGGTAACGAAGAACTGGTACGTCGAGCAAATCGAGTCGGCTTACGGTAAATCGGCAATGGCATTGTATCCTACGCCAGGAACGATAATTTTCGCCACGCTGCCAGGGCAACCCTTGCGCGGGCAACTGGAAATTAACGGGCGTTCGTTTGCTGTAAGCGGAACGAATTTCTGTGAAGTATTTGCCAACGGCACGTTCAGCGTGATCGCTCAAGTATTAAACGATCTTCTGCCTGTTTCGATGGTCGCTTCGCCGCAACAACTCTTGCTCGCTAGTGCTGGGAATCTATATGTATATTGGTTGCAAACTACTACGGGTGGAACGAATCCTCAAGTTGCAGGAACGTTCATACAAGTGCCTGCCAATTTATTTTCTGTTCCTGGTGGCATACAAGGCAGCCCAATTCAGGTTGAATACATCGACGGCTTCTTCTTGGTTCTGATGAGAAATTCGCAGACGATTTATATTTCTACGCCGCTCGACGCTTCGACTTGGCCTCCGCTTCAGATAATTGTTGTAACTGTGTTTTCCGATAACGTACAGTCGATTATCGAGAATCAGCGACGTTTGTACGTACAAGGACGTAAGCGCTCGACGGTATATTACGATTCTGGTGGACCGAATATCTTCGATGTCGATCCTAGCGGGACGAGCGAAAACGGCTCTGCTGCTGTGTTTGGCGTTACGCGCGCCGATAACTCTATTTACTGGATTGATCAGGACGAACGTGGCGCTGCGATTGCGCGCCGCATGTCGGGATACACGCCGGAACGCATCTCTAATCATGCTATAGAATACGCTTGGCGCGGCTACGCGAGGAACTCAACGATCAACGATTGCGTAACGTACGCTTATCAAGATCAAGGGCACACGTTTGTACAGTTTAATTTTCCTACTGCGAATGCAACGTGGGATTACGATATAGCTACAAAGATGTGGCATGAGCGTGCGTTCTTTAACGCTACGACTGGCCTGTATTCCGCGCATAAGAGCTGGAATCATGCTTTTGCTTTTGGGAAGCATTTGGTGGGCGATCCGCAAAGCGGAAACATTTATCAGATGGAAATTCCTGCTGCTGCGGTGGGCGGCGGTTGGAACTTCGCTACTGACGCAGGCGGAGCTTTAATTCGCCGCCTGCGTCGTTCGCCGCACGTTTCGATTGAGAATAAGTATCAGTTTTACAGCGAGGTGATTATTGACGCCGAGACGGGCTTGGGGCCTCAGCCGCCATTACTTGATGGTGGGGGCCTTGCGCGGGGCCCCAAGCTCACCTTGCGTTGGTCGCGTGATTACGGGCATACATGGTCGAATGAGTATGACTTGGACGCTGGGCAGGCTGGCGATTTTCGGCACCGCTTACGCAAATCGCGGCTTGGCAGGGCGCGCGATATGGTGATTGAGATTTCAACGAGCGATCCAATTCCGTGGAGGATTGTGGAAGGTTATTTGTATACCGAGGGTGGCGATGCGCCGCGTAAGGCGCAAGAGCGCCTTGCTCACACTTACGGGAGGGTGACGTAGAATGCCATTACCCGTAGCGCAGCCGCCAACAAATACGCCACCGTTGATTGTTGACGATAAAGGCAAGATAACGAATGCGTTTGTTTCGCCGTGGCTCCAGTGGCTCGTTGCAATTTGGAGCAGTATACGCGGGCCGGCAAACACCACGCCGCCAGCAAACTCATCGGCAGTAGGCATTGCTGGGCAGTTGGCTCAAGACAATAATTTCTTGTATGTGTATAACGGAACAACAAAAACATGGAAACGAATACCGTTAACGGCGTTCTAAAAGTTAAGCGCCTAGCGCCTGATGAATACGAGAAGCTGCGCAACGTCGAAGAGGGTTACGTCCCTGATCCTGCGCATAGCATCGTGATCGTTGCCGAGCTGGACGAAAAGATCGTAGGGCGCGCGATGCTGATCCGCCCGTTTCATGTAGAAGGCACATGGCTCGATCACTCGATTCGTAAAGGCACGGTCGGGATTCGCATGTTTCGCTTGCTTGAAGAAGAAGTGAAAAAGATCGGCATGACTAAAATATTCTCATATTCGCAGAGCGATGAAGTTTCTGGATACCTGGAACGTATGGGCTACAAAAAACAAGATGTAACGATTTGGGTAAAGGATGTATGCCGTTAATTGCGCTAGGCGTTGCCGGAGCGGTAGCGGGCGGCGTGGGTTCTGCCGTGGCTGGCAGCGAACAGGCCGGAGCTGCGAAATCTGCGGCGCAGCTTCAGGCTGATGAAGCAGCGCAGTCGCTTGCGTTTCAGAAGCAAGAATGGAATACGCAACAACAGAATTCAGCTCCATTCCTTAAGGCTGGAACGCAGGCCGAGGGCGAGCTTTCAGGTCTTACTTCAACTCCGGGACAAGGGCTACTCACGCCATGGACCGAGCAGTTTAAGGCTCCTACAGCGGCGGAAGCTGAAGCAACGCCTGGTTATCAGTTTATAAAAGAGCAAGGCAACGAAGCGCTACAGAATTCCGCTGCTGCGAGTGGCGGATTGCTAACTGGCGGGACGGCCAAAGCTCTCGATCAGTTTAATACCGGACTTGCCGATACGACGTACGGGGAGACGTATTCGCGCGCTTTGCAGGAGTACCAGACGGCCTACAACACCTTCCAGAATAATCAGACGAATACTTTCAACCGGCTTGCTACGCAGGCTGGCGTGGGGCAAACAACAGCTTCGCAGCTTGGGCAACAGGGCCAAGTTGCGGCGTCGAACGTAGCTGGAATAAATTCCACAGCAGGCGCGCAGATCGGACAAAACATTAATAACGCAGGCGCAGCTACAGCGAGCGGTTATTCTGGCGTGGCGAACGCGGTAACTAGCGGATTTGGTAATATTCAAGGCCTGCTTACGCTTCAAGATTTAATGAAGAATCAGAACAATCCTGGAGCAACGCAAAGCTATGGCTAGTATTCCTCTATCCGCCCTTTCAATTCGTCCACCGGAAAACCCGTTGGATCAGTACGCTAAAGCTCTTTCCGTGAAGAGCATGATTCAGGGGCAACAAATCGGAGAGCAGCAGCTACAGCAGGAAAAAGTCAAGACACAAGAGTCTCAGATTGGTTTAAAGGATATGCAAGCGCGTAGCGCTGCTATGAGCCAGTGGGATGGAAAAGATCCAAATAATTTAGCTGATCTGATTAGGCAGAATGGCGGATCGTATGACGCTGTTTATGCGGCAAAGAAGCAAGGCCTTGATTTGCAGCAGCTATATTCCAAAATCGCTTTAGACGATTCAACTACCGGAAAGAATAACCTTGATGTAATTAAAGGTCAGCACGATCAGGTTGCCGGGGCGCTGGAGTCTTTAGTCGATCCTAAAGCTGTGCCAGATGATCAGCTTCACAATGAAGCGACTAAAACCTTAAATGGGTTAATGGCGGATAAGGTTCTGGATCGAGATCATGGGCAGCAACTACAAGAACAAATCGATCAAACGAAAGACCCGAATACATTGCGTCAGGGAATTGATCATTACGCAAAGATGCATATGGGAGCTTCTGAAGCGGCAGCTTTAGCGAAGTCTCAAGCTGAATCCGGTAAGTCGGTTGCCGAAGCGAATCTTGCAAATCAAAAACTGAAACTTTACACCAGTTCAAAGCCTGGTGATTTCGACTCTCAAATTGATGCGCTAATTCCTCCGACTGCGAATAATCCCAACGCTGATCTTAATAAGCAAGCAAAAACCATGGTTAATGGATTGCTTGCGCGTGGCGATTACGAAGGTGCTGCAAAGTCGCTTGAAAATGCGCAACATGTTTTAAATGAGCGCATGCAGACGAACTATGTTCAAGGGCGCGAAGATATGCGTGCGGCGAATCAGCGCGCCGCGAATCAAGATAACCAACTTCAAAAGAATGCGATTGAGCAGCTTGACAAGGTATGGACCGATCCGCAGCATGGCTATACGCAGTTTTTGGCGCAAGCGAACGCAACGCGATCCGCGATTTCTTCAGCGAAAGATGGTAATGAGTTAGCAGCATCTCTTGCGCCGCTTATGACCGTGCTTGGCGTAAATAGTTTCGCTGGAGTGCATCGCATTAATCCTCAAGAGTACGAAGCTGCTGGTCCTGGCGTTGGTAGTATCTATCGACGCATCAATACAACGCTCGATAGAGCCGTTAGTGGTAAGCTTAACCCTGATACTGCAAAAGAAATGAATTCTCTCGTCGGGCAGCTCATAGAGCAAAAGTACAATTCTTTGCTGCCAGCCTCGCAACTTATCGTTCGTAACGCTCCTGGGCTTGACGCTACGAAAGTAACGATTTTCGATAAGGATGGGAATCCAAACACGCTAGATAATGCAGCGAAGGGAATCGTCGCTCCGAAGGCTGGAGGATCGACAAACACAACGATTCAAGTTCCTGAGAATGTAATGAAAGCGCTATCGAGCGTTGGGACTGGACGGCATACTCTTAGTGACGGTTCGGTTTGGGATAAGCATGCCGATGGTACGATTTTGAAGGCTCAATAACGATGGCTGATCTTACAGTTGCGAGCAGCGCGCCTCTTCCCGATCTTTCCGTGAAGAGTAGCATGGCTTTACCTACGACACCTTCTATCAGTGCGCAGCCGGAAAAGCAGCCATCTAGCTATATTCAAGCGTTGGCATGGGATCAAATTCCTGGCGCGAAGTTAGCTTCTGACGCGATTGATAAGCTCCACGAATGGGCTAATTTCACGCAAGAAGGTAAAGATCAACACCCGGTTCAAGCCGCTGCCGGGCAATTTGCTGATCGCTTAAAGCAAATGCTTGTTGGTGGAAAAGGTGGCGGCTTAAATATGGAAACTGGTTTTTTGAACAATCCTATTACAAGTTCGATTGTTGGTGCTCCAGAAGATGAAACTATTAACCTTGCTCGCGGAGCGATTAAAAAGGTGGGCAGTATAGCGACTGCGCCATTTGAAGCCGCTAAATCAACCGAAGCCGCTCGTGCCGTAACGCAAAAGCTCGCTCCTGAAACAGCTAATGCGTCCGTGGCAATGACTCGTGGTGCTGTTTCTACTGGTGGAGCGGCAACAAATGCAATAACAAACGCTGATGTATTGAATCATGCATCTCAGATGGGTGTAAAGCTTACTCCTGCGCAAGCGCTTGGTACGAACGCGGCTCGTAGCGAACAAACTTTAGGTGAAGAAGCTTTGCTAACAGGTAGTAAAATAAAGGAAGCAGTAGCTGCGCAACGTAGTAAACTTGAAGATGCGATAGGAGATTTTCAAGACAAGCTTGATCCGCAGCGCGTTGGTATGACTTCAGAATCTGCTGGAGAACACTTACAAAATTCGGCGGAAATTGCTCGTTCCGTAATGAAAGATAATGTTAACCAAGCCTATTCTGATGTAAAAGCGCAGCAAAGCGATCTTGCTGGAGATGTGACGGGACGCTTACAGGATTTAATCCATAACGAGCGGTATTTTAAACAGCCAAGTGCGGCGGTTGAACGCCCAGTCCTTCAAACAGAAGCTGCTGATAAAGCGCTAAATGATATCGAATCCAGTCTTTCGAATTCAGCAATGCAGGGGCGACAATCGATTCAATCTTTGCGTAATCTTAGAACTAATTTTCTGGAGAAAGCAAATCAATATGGTGCGAACGCTCTTTCTGATTCTGGTCAGCGCATTTACAAGCTTGCAGCTAGTCAGGTGGATAGTGCGATTATGGATGCGGCGCGAGGCACACCGTTCGAGGAAACTTTCCGAGCAGCAGGCGCTCAGAACGCAAAACTCCAAGAACTATATAACCAACCAGGCTCGCCCCTTTATCGTATCCTCAATACCGACGACCCAGCAAAAGTTACCGATGGAATCCTCAACAGAAGCTCAGTCCAAGAAATTGAAACGCTGAAAGGCGAGAATTTCGATCTCGGTCCTCTTGCTCGCCAGGCCGTTGAAGATATTAAAAGCGGAGGATATCGCGTAACGAAAGATGGTCTTGGTGGATATCCTGACACTTTCCTTCGTTCATTGCTTGGACCGGATGCTTCGAAAGAATTATATATGAAAGCCGATATCGCTCGTAGGCTTTCTGAGAATTACAATCCATCAGGTTCTGGAAAGGTTTTGCTTGGTGCTTCACAAGTAAAGCCCTGGATGGCAGTTGCGGCGCAGGCGGCGCGATCTCGCAGCATGCCTGCTGAAGCTGCAAGCTTTTTACCTAAAGTTACTTCTCCTATTACTGGCGGCGCTCTAGCAAGCCCTTCTGAAATGTTTAAAAGCGCGGCGCCGCTAGCTGACGATGCTGCTATATCTATTGCAAAAAATGCTGCTCGGTTTAGCGAAAAAAGAGATAACAAATGAAGCGTTTATTCTTATTTCTGATCCTGCTTTGTGCCGCTCGCGCAAGCGCGCAAGTGCCTGTGACATTCAGCCCATATCAACGTCAGCAGTTCAGCGACAATAATGGCAACCCGCTGGCAGGCGGAAAGCTCTGCACGTACCAGGCGGGAACGAGCACGCCACTAGCAACCTACACAGATTATACGGGCTTGTTTCAAAATACAAATCCAATCATTTTAGACTCAGGCGGGTTTGCTAACGTATGGATCACTGCTAACGCTTATCGGTTTATTCTTCTTAGCGCTGGGACGGACAACACTTGCTCGACTGGCGTACAGCAATGGGTTTTGGATTTTATCACACCGCCTTTAAGCGCGGGTGGCAATAATGTTTTTACCGGCAATAATACGTTTAGTGGCACAACAAATTTCTCCGGGCCTGTAAACTTAAACGCTGGTGGTTCGTTGAACGGTTCGTTTAGCGGCACGCCAAACTTTGTTGGCAACGTGATATTCAGCGGCAACCCACTTTTTACCGGCTCTCCGAATTTTACTACCGCTACCATCGTTTGGCCTACCGCTATTCAATCAAATCTTAACGTACCAACGCAATCCGTAGTGCTTCCTAACGAGACAATTACCGGGACTACCAGCTCCAGCCTTGCCAAGCTAACCGGATCGCCTTCCACGGTCATTATCACTTCGACTACTGATGTTGGTGGCGTGATCGGTATTTGTACATCTAATTGTTTTGCCGCTGGTAATGCGACGATTCAAACGAATGGCACTACGACATGTAACTTTGATGGAAATACAGCAGCAGGAGATTACGTCCAGATAAGCACGATGACGAACGGAAAATGTCACGACGTTGGTGGTGGAGGATACCCATCATCTGGACAAGTTATCGGGCGCGTGTTATCGACGAATGTTGGAGCTGGGCAGTATTTAATGGAGTTGTTTCCTCCCGATATTCGCGCTCCATCGGTAAGTATTAATTATCCGAACGTGGTATATAGCACGCCCTCGGCCTCGACGAACGCGAATATCACGCCCGCAGCGGGAACGATGATTACCCCAGGGGTAACTGCGACATATCGTTTTAATTGGTATGTTTCTTTAACTGTCATTGGCACTTCATGCACAGGAAGCACCACCATTGGCGTACGTCTAACTTATCAAGACCCATCGGCGCCTGGAACTACGCCAGTAATCTTGAGCAATACAAACATTAATGATGGAACATCTACTCTTGCTGGTTTTACCTTAGCCCGATTGGGAAATGGTACTCTCGGGGTCGCTTATTCGCAAACGTCTGGATTTGGATATTTACCAAGTTTTGAATTCCGTGCGAAAGCAGGAACACCTATTCAATATGATGTTAGCTACGGGATTGGAGCGGCTTGCGCGCCTGGTCCGCAGTATCAATTATTTCCAATTTTGGAGCAAATGACATCAAACTAATACTTATTTTCGTATTGATTCTAGCTGGGTGCGCTGCTCGTCGTTCAGCAATAGAGCAGCCATATTGTTCTTGGTATCCGCCGTTAAATCACGTGGCATGTTGTTACGACGATGGAAGGTGCTACCCACAATGAAACTACGTTTTTTATTTCTTGTTCTGTTTTCTTTGTGCGCCACCGCGCTTCACGCGCAAGGTTTTTGGGTTCCTATTCAATATTTACAAGAGGGAACGATTGCAGGCGTAACGAACGCAGTTATCATTCCACCTTCCCCCGTTCTTGCCTTCTGCAACGCTCCTGCAAACGCAGTGCCATGTACGAACAAGGCAGCTACCTATACGGACTCAACGCTCGGAACGCTGTGCTCTACCAGCACGCAGTTTGTGTTAAACGGAACGAATGCATGCGTTGGATTCTTAAATCCCCAAAACCTGGGTGGAGTGTGGGTCGCTGCCGGTCAGTATGCTTACACGGTAAGCGTAGGTGGCGCGAACTTTGGTCCGTTCTTTATAACTGCTGGAGGATCTGGCGGTGGGGGTGGCGGTGGGCCAACGCTGCAAACAAACGGCGTGCCTAATGCATCACAGTCTCTATTGAATCTTAAAAGTGGAACTGGAATAGTAATTACTTCTGATGGTGCTGGAGGAGTGACGGTAAGTTCTTCCATTACTCCTACAGCGCCAGGGGGAGCTTCAAATTCTTTGCAATATAATTGCTCTGGATCGTTTTGCGGAACTCCTGGGATTGTTACGCCAGATGGTGGAAATAGCTTAGATATTAAAGGGCCAATTCCTTGGATTGATGCGACTCAGTACGGTATGAGGACATTTCCTAATCCTCCAAATATAATCACCGTTTCTACTAGCGCCAGTAGCCCGACAGTTTCTACGACAGGAGTATCGGATTTTATCAAGAATGACGGGATCGTAATTCCTCAAGCTGGTCCTGCAACAGCACAATCCACTCCAGCAGCGCCAACGCTACAGATGATCGGGGCAAGCGGCGCACAAACTGTTAATTATAGATGCGTGGCAGTAGACCGCCAGTGGGGATTGACGGCGGCTAGTCCAGCTACAGCTATAACTAACGTTCCTACGGTTTTTGGGGCGCCGGCTGCCGTGATTTCTTCTATTGTACGTAGCGCGAACGTTGTAACGGTTACAACAGGTTCAGCAATGCCTTTCTCTTCTGGATCATTTCATGCTCGAATTGGCAATGTCACTGGCGGCACCACCCAATTTTCAGGCTTGCAAGTTGTTACAGTAATGAGTGGAACCACTTTAACTTACAGTCAAACTGGAGCCAATGAATCTGGTACGGTAGGCGCTACGTCATTTGTGCGCTTCGATAATGCTTTCTTTGTGACTACTGCCCAGGCTACAACGGGATCGAATCAAGTTGTTCTTACAACAGATGTACCGCATAACATTCTTTGGAATAACAGCGGCCTTAATCCTGACGAGGTGTTTACTGACGGCATTCAGTTTACTGCGGCCAATCCTCAAGGGTACGCTATTGGTCCATTCCCGGTTGGCGGTATTGGTGCGAGTACAATAACAATTAACACTTCCTACACCTCACCGATAACAACGACGGGCGTGGCTAATTTCAATTACTCTACTTCTCAAAGTGGAGTAAACGTTATGACGGTTACCGTTTTTCCAAAGGTGATTGTTACCTGTCCTGCAATCTCAGGGACTACTGTGTATTACGCCATTTACGCGGATTATGGCAGCGGTTCTGCTCCAATTGGATTTACGCCGTGGTTACATAATAAGTTTGAGGATTACGGCCCTGCATTTACAAAGTCTGGATTCACGCCGCCTCCTGCGATGAATCTTCCGGCTACCTTTCCAGTTGCAGCGCAAAATCAAGTATTTAGTGGACAGATCGCGTCTATTTTTGGTACAACGCTTACATTGACTGGAAATGTTCCTACCGCGGTTTCTGCCGTTACTGCTTATCACGATGATGGTGTTCCATTTCAAAATGCCATTGCAGCATCATGTAGTTCAATTGGAGGAAATACATTCGATAGTGTGTACTTGCCACCGGGCATTGCATTTGGTTATTATTTCTTTCATGCTCCAGTAGATTTGTCAGCTACCTGCAATAGAACGAACATCCTTGATGGTGGAGCTATTTATGCTAATGGAACCATCTATGATGATAGTGCTGGTGAATTAGTATGGCGTAGACCGCAGGACTTGTCTGGATTCAATAGCATCAGCACTGGCGCACCCAACAAAGGGCAGATATTGTTATTCGGATTGGCATCTCCTGAAATGGTGACTCCGCCGGCGGGGAGTTCTTCCATCGTCGGGATGCAATTCAATGTACTCTCCAATAGCCAGGTAGGATTACTGGTGCAAAATAACAATGTTCACCTGGAGGACAACACTTTTGAAACGGTAGGTGCTAACAATCTCAGCGCCATTCCGTTTGAAATGGGCGGCAATGTGGGATTTGAATTCAAAATGACTACCACTGCCTGGAGTGGTGATGTCAATACTCAATATCCAGTCACTGCTGGCGGCGATCCGCCTGTCGGAGATATCGCCTACTGGCCTGTTCCTGTATTTGATTTCTTTGGTCCCAATAGCATGGCTGACACTATCATTGTTGATGGCATTAATTATGGAAATTTACGTGGCTTTAGATTAAATAACATGTACGGTCTTGTGCAAAGCTCTCCAATGGTCATCATGTCGGATATACGAACCTATCAATCTCCTTATAATCCTTTATTAAAGATCGTTGGGAATTTCGGCTTACCAAGGGTTAGCATAACAAGGGCAATATCGGATAGCATTCAACAGCCGATCACTACATGTATACGATCAGACAATGGCTCCTGCGGAAACTTTTATAGTGACGATGTTGTCAGCAGCGATGGTAGCGCCAACTTTCCTGTGTTTACCGGCCCGCCGTGGGGTGTTGCTCTTCAATATTCATCTCCTGGATCTGGTTTAGCTCAAAACACAAATGAATGTACGTATCTTTTTTCTCCTTCAAGTTTCAATTGCACGTTGCCAATCATTGGAGCTACTTTTGCCGGAGGGACTTTTACTGGTACTTCTTTTTCTGCTGGCTCAATGCCACCAACAGCAGTTTGCGGCACAGCAACCGGAGCACTTTGTCTTGGAGAATCTTCCACTGGTTGCACTCCAACAGCGGGACAGGCTTGTATTCGAGCTGATTCGACTAGTAATGAGTTTCTTGCCACGATTAACGGGACTCCTGAAGCTCCTTTAGTTCAAACTACAGGAACTTCAGTTGATCTGACTGGACAGACAGCGGCTATTGGCGCGACAAATATCGTGGCCTCTGCTCCTCGTAACGCAATATATCGAATATGCTTCTCTTCTAATATCACGACGGCAGGCTCAGTTAGTTCTACGCTTGGCGGAACGAATGGCTTCCAGGTTATCTATACCTCGCCTACGGATTTATCATCAAATACAACCGTCCCAAATGCTGCATGGTCATCGACGGCAAATACCACCGCTACGGCAGTTGGTGGTTGTGTCAGTGTGTATGCTCTAGCATCAACTGCTATTCAGTACAGTTTTGGTTATACAGCAAATGCGGCTGCTTCGATGGCTTATGAAATTCACGTTCGAGCAGAGGATGGGTTGAACTGATGAAAATAAGAATAGTTGTATTTTTACTCTTGTTAGGAGCCTCGGCATCTCCGAGTAGGTCTGCTGGTGCCATCTGGAGCATAGGTTATTATACTCCTTGGAATAACACAGCCAACGCAACATCTTCTAATCTATCTACATTGCAATGGTCCGCCCTTACTCACATGATCGTCGTTGCGGCTGGTCCGAACACGAATGGAACGTTAAATTATTTCAATGCCGGGAACTTCGCATCGACCATCGCTTCGACCATCTCTACCGCTCACACGCATAACGTGAAAGTTCTTCTCGACATTACAAGCGCGAACGGGAGCTTTACAAACGCTTTTGGCGCTCAAAATTCTTTGGCTACTTTAATCACCAACATCATGTCCGTCGTGAATTCAGATAGTTTCGATGGTGTGGATATCGACTTCGAGGAGGGCTGGAATCAGACTTTGATGAATAATTTACTGTCTGGTTTACGAACCAGTCTTGGCTCTAAACTTCTTACGGCTTTTGCGAACGATAGCCAATTTAATTGGTCTGGGCCTCCAACTCCCGTATGCGCAGCCGCTGGGAATGGATGGACTTCCACTCAAATTGGATATCTTGATCGGTTGAATCTAGGAGCCTACGATCTTGGAAACCCTGGTAATGGCGACCCTTATACGTGGTTTAATTATGCTTTGCATAGCGACACAAACCAATTTCTATGGTCTGCGGATTATCTTAAAACTGCGGCTATTAACTGCGGCGTATCTGCGGCGAAATTGACGATAGGACTTCCTTTCTACGGGACTCTTTACACGGTCAATACAGCTCCCCGTCAGACGGTTGGTGGAGGTTCGACGGCTACTCAAGAGCCGTATAGTTATATTCTTACGAATTTCAGCTTTTCTAGTCCCACTTATGATATTACCGCTCACGCTCCATGGAAAGTACAATCAGGAACTCGATACTTGGCTTGGGCAAATACGCAAGCTATAGACGATGCGATAAATTACATAAAAGCACAAAGCTTAGGTGGTATTTTCGTATATGCTTTAGGGTGGGATGGGTCTGATTGTTCGGTAAGCTGTCCTCTTCTATCGCAGATTGGCTTGGACCTTGCAGCTCCTGTAAATCCAGGTAATGGTGGAGCGATAATTCAGTAACGGAGACCTTATGACTCCTGATCAAGAAGCACAGCTTCTTGAAACAGTTACAGCGGTAAACGTGAAGATGAATCTGCTGATTTCGGACGACGCCGCGCGTGGCATCGTCCCGGATCTGAAAGTAAGACAGGCGGTTCTTGAAAAAGCTGTAGACGATAATATCAAAGATTGGGTGTTTTGGAAGGGTTATATCAAGGGCGGTCTAGCTGTTATCGCAGCCTTATTTCTTGCTCTTGGCGGCGTTCTTGCAGCTCATCTATTAGGAGGAAAGTGAAATGAAAGTAAGCACGCATGTAATCGTACAGGTCCTGTTAATGGTTGTTTCTATCGGAACGATGATCTCAGGACAAGTGCCGGTTAAGTATCAGCCGTTGATCGTTGGCCTGGTCAGTCTTGCGCAGGGCGTTATCGCATGGATCAATCACTACTACTCGCCAAGCGGAACCGTACTGCCGCCAACGGCATGAGCGAAGAGGCACGAACCGATACAGACGTTCGGATTCTTGCCGCGCGCCTTGACGAGCGGCTAAAGGCTTCGGATATGGCAACGAAACTTGCCGCCGACGCTCTAGACGCTTGGAAGCAGTCAGCGAACGAATGGCGGCAAGCGATGAACGATCAGCGTTCGATGTTTATTTCTAGATCGGAAATGATTTCTTGGCTTTTGATTGGATTAACGATTCTTGGGCTAGTCATGCACTATACAAAATAAAGGAGAAACAATGAAGAAATTAGCTTTGCTTTTCGTTTTATTCGCAGCGCCGTGTTTTGCGCAGACGTCAGTTCCGAAGCCGTCGCTCTTTACCATGTCCGGCAATTACGCCGCTTTCACAGGTACGAAAACCACTACGCCCGTAGTGGTTGCTACTGCCGCCGTACAGGTAACAAATCACTTCTCTTTCGGGTACGAACATATTCAGGCTACTTCCGGCTCGCTCGACGCTCGCTGGGAGCTTGGTATTGGAGCTTATACGCGCCAACTCAACGAGCTGCTCGGTGCGAATCTTTCTAGTAAAATCCTGTTCGACGTTTCTCAGATTGGCGTAACCTTCACAGCGGGAGGAGGAAAGCTCTTACAGCCTACAGTGAATCGTATTGCCGAGACTGCTGGCGTGCATTTCAGCTATCCGCTTGCCGATCATATTTCGATGCAGGTAATTGGAGTCGATATACTTCATGGCGGTGTACAAACTGGCATATTGACTACGAACACTACGGCGAGCGTCTCGTCAGGAATTAATATCTATTTCTGAGGCGACTTATGTCTGATTATGACGCTTTACTTGTTGCGCTTGCAGCGAAGTTTGCGCATGCAGTTGCGCTCGCGGAGGGATTCTTCGTTCAAGGCTCCCTCCCCGAGCGCGTTCACAATCCCGGCGATCTAGAGCTTGGCAATCGCGGGTGGGGAGTCGAGCAAGGCAAAACTATTTACTTTAAAGCTGATCTGGAATCTTCGCTTGATGATCGTGCCGATGGTTGGGCTGCGCTTAAACGGGAATGCGTGGCAATTCTAACCGGAGGCTCGCGCGAATATTCGCCAAGCGACACGTTCGAAGAAGTATCGGTAAAATGGACTGGCGGCGACAACCCAGGCGCATGGTGTAAAATCGTCACCGATAACCTAGGCGTACAGCCGCTTGACCGCCTGGTGGATTGGGTTAAGGCAGCAGCCCAACAAGCCTAAGTTCGTGGTACGTCCAGACGAGGAACCAGTAGAGGCGCGTCATTTTGCTCCTTTTCTTCTAGTGGAGCGACGGCTGGCGATGAAGGTTCGCCTGTTCCACCACTCGGTCCAAGCTCATTTCGAGTGTATTGCGGGCGATATTTATATGCATTTGCCATGTTTCCTCCGGGCCACTCGACCCACTGCTGGATTAGTCAGCGTCTACTTGACCCACCATTTCAGTATCGCTTTTGTGAGTAGCCAACCAATAAACACTCCAACTGGAACAGCGATGCACAACCAGCCGATGAATGAATCTTTAATACTCACTTCCCGCTCCTTTCCCACAAAGCCTGGATTTTCTGAATGTTCCAGTTTTTCTCACTGCGCTCATAATTTTCCAAGTGATTTGAGCAAATAACAAAATGTCGATTTTTCCAAGTTCCGGTTGCAATCGTCTGACTATGGTTCCAAGTCCCGTCACTTCCTTGCTCGCAGCAGTGACAGGAAGGAATAATTGGTAATGGACCACTTATGTTCACTTCCCCGGACTTGTCGGGAGGGGTGTCCAATTCTTGCAGTCGCCGTCGCTTTTCCTCTCGAATAGCTTCACAGTCTTTGCATCGGCAGACCCAGGGGCCAGGAATACCAGCATTCATGCCGGTACCGTAATCGTGATCGTTGCTAATTTGCTCCTCAATTCCCCGGACTTGGAGGGAGACTCACCAATTGCTTCTCTTGCTTCCTTAAGCCAAGCCTCGGCATCGGCTCTTGTTGGACCGCCATGCGAAACATGAGCGAAGGCGTTCTCAACAAGTTCAATTCCTTTCAGCAGAGCGATTCGCACGCCACTGTCACGCCACGAAGGTTCCTTCGACATTTCCAAGTCGGATTTAGGTGGCCGGCTCATTTGCTCCTCCCTTCCCCACCCAAAGCCGGGAGACGATTGAGTTCACGCAACCTAGAGCACTCAGACTTACATTTCTCGCAACACACGCACCGCTGACACGATCTAATGTGTTCATCTCTCCGCGCCTCGGCTCTCGCCTCGTTCAATCGCTGCTCCAGCAATTTGCATGCGTCGCAAGTAAAATGGCCATGCTCATCGCCAATCATATTAGATTTGAAATGTCCGCACGGTTCACGCTCCATCCCCTCATTGCAAATTTGTTTACGCAAGTTAGCATCGTGCTCCTCCAGCGCAGCGGCGTAGTCGGTGGGGATGAGGGCGCGGATAGCTACTTTACAGGACATGACTCCGTCTTGAAACGCTCTAGCATAGGCACTTTGAATTACATCTTTGACGGTAGATTGTGGGAATGTGCTGATCGCCTTCTCCAGCATTGCCGCTGTCTCGGCTCTGCGGGTAGTGATGTCAGCTTCAAGGACGTTGATATGCTCGATTAAACTATCAATACAAGAAAGAGGGACCATGTGATAGCGAGTCCAATCTTTGTTTCGGATAGCTTCTAACTGTTCCCTCGTCAATCTCATTCCTTTTCCTCCAGCGCGGCCAAGAATTCCTCGGCAACTAAAGCATCGCGCGTGTCTTTCTTTTTAAGACGTGCCGCCAATTCCCTCACCCGTTCGATGCTGGCCTTGTGGGCAGCTAGAAGCTGCGCGTCGCGGGCGGTGATCAGTTCCTCAATCTGTGCCATGAACTTTCTGTTCGGAGTTGCTTCAATATCCAACGCAAGGATGTGCTCAGAAAGTTCCTTTGCGTTCAATGGCTCGGCAGGCGTCCCAACTTCGCCTGAGTCTCGCACGGGCGCGTCTAATGACGCTAGAATCGGCTCCCGATTGTTTCGGAACGGTCCAATGTGAGAATGTGGACCAGTATGATTTTGCGGAAGAGCGCAGGGCTCTTTATCTTGCGGGGCTATTCCTCCGCATGGATATATTCTCGCTGGCGCGGGCGCGTCGAGGAGGGCGATGGTAGCACGAAAGTTGTCTAACTTTTCCTGAGCCTCTCGTGCAAACTCTTTATGATTTGACGGTGATTCGATCTCTCTTTTCATATAGAACTCAACAGTAGACTGAACTCCCCGCATCGCATCCGCCAGCCGTTTCATCTTCTCTTCCAGTGTCATGCTATCCTCCATCTCAATTAAATGGCGCTCTCGAACGGCTCCGGTTTAGCGCCCTCTCCGGCCTCGTGATTCTGAGCCTGGGAATGCAAAACATGGACGCTCAGGACCACCATTAATGCTGATACGACAATTTTCATCAATGTTATTCTTCGGCTCAGGGGCTTTATCATCTGGCATCACCCTCTTCCTTGCGCCGGCTGCGCTTGCTTTTTTCTAAGAATCTTTTACTCGCCAGCCTATTTGAGTTCCGGTAACACCGCTTACAGCGATGATCGTAAACGCGCGGCGCGTGCCAGTGTGTATCAGGCGGCGCTTGGCACGCAGGACATTTAACATAGTTGTCTTCTACTGTCTCTAGCACCTCGCAACGCGCGCAGCCAGGGACCGCGCATCTAAAAATCCCTGGCCGCGTGCGTATCGGATCGTGCCGCGCTACCTCCGCCAAGCCTTGCCCGCGCCTTCGCAAGCCCCGCTTTGGCGCGGTAGCTAAAACGAACGTCATTGCGACGCCTACATGTACAGGGCAGCGCGGCGCGGGGAGCATTAGACCGCCACCGTTTCGCTTTCTGGCGCTGGCATGCGGCCTGCGGCGCGCCAAGAGTTAATCAGCTCGTAGGCCAAGAATCCTGCCTTAGCTTGTTCTTCGGTTACTAATCCATCGTTCTCAACCGATGGTTGATAAGAATCGCCCGAAGCGCGGTGATCTTCGACGACATTCAGCTTGTATACGCCAGCGAAGCGGTCGAGATTCTTAATGTTGACAAGCGTGTTCCAGTGCTTACCGGCTTTAATGGCGATTGATTTGAAGCTGACGATCACGATTCCGGCCGGATCGACTTTTCCTTGCTTATCGATTACAAGGCACGGGAAGTTCATGAACATCATGCAGCTTGGCCGGGAATCTTCTTCGTCCGTGTTGAATTTCGAAAACTCGCACTGCGCGCATAGCCCGCCTGGATCTCCAATACCTTGCGTTCCGTTATCGGAACGGCACAGAATGCCTGCTCCGATTTCCTTGCCATTCCAGCGGATACGCGAGCGAAAGTAATGAACGTTCACGACGCGCAATGTTTCGCCGTAAATCTCTTTCGTCGCCGTATTGAAGAACTGCCCAGCCTCTAGGCCCGCGATGTACTTCGCATGCGATTTCTTCAACTCGAAGCTATTCGCTTGCGCAAGCGCTACGCGCGGAACGATGACATCTTCATTCGTGACGTTTTCGTTTCCTAACCGCGCCGCGCCTGGTTTTGATCTTAGGTACTCGGGCACTTCCTGAATTGCCATGCTTTCCTTTTTTTGTATTGCTTTCATGTTTTCCTCGTTTTGTTTTTATTTTTTTTGGTAC